AAGCCCCGGCTCCAAGGTTAATGCCGTCGGACGACGTGCCGGCGCCAGCCGTAGTGACCACGACAATGTCAGAGATTTGGAAATTGCGTTCTGTGACATCAATAGCAGAATCTACTGAACCGCCGTCAATAACAGCCAGCCTACTATAGACATTGCCTCGAGGTGGGACCATCCCCCACCCCGAACCCTGAAGCCAAATACTCTCTTGGTCGATGTTCACTGGGGGATACCTGCCGGGAAGCATCTTAATATGCCCTGACTTGCCACCCCACATGTCCAGATTGTCGTTACTTCCTACAGAGCTGATAGCGTCGTTGCCAGTCCAGAACACCCCGACATTGCCATACGAATCCACCATCGTCATGCCACCTTGCATCGCTTTCGGTTGCTCCCACGTCCACCGATGCTGCGCTGCGGACAACACGTTGGGATCAGTCTGCACCACTCGCGCATGGGTCGTCGTCAGGTAGGCGTAGGACAGCGAGTCAGTCCCCGGCTCGATCCAGACCTGTGCGTCTTGAATGTTCCCGCCAACCGAAGCAACTCGAAGTTCCTCGATGATTGTTGTGCCGCCCTGAACAAAGACCTGTAGGCTGTCCTCGTCACCGAGAGCCACGTAGCCATCGTTGGCGTCGATGTAGTCCACGTCGGTTGCGGCGAGGGCATCGTTGGTGGTGCCGGTGGCCTGCATAGCCTTGATGCCGTCGTTGTAGATGGCTCTGACCTCAGCGGGAGTCAAAGTTCCACTCATTACGGCGAACTGGTCAATCTGACCTTGGAAGGAACTGGCTGTCGAAGGCGCAGACCCAGACGCGGGACTTGTGCCGACAAACAATGAATCGGGGTGATGCTGCCCGATGTCTATTGCCAAGGATTCATCGGAACCAGCCAATTCACCATCCACGTATACCCATAAAGCGTCAGCACCTTCATCCAACACCATTGCTACATGATGCCATTGTGCGTCGAGTAGATCGACACTGATTGTCGGGGTGTCTGCTGCTGCTCCGTCGGCAATCCAGCCCACCATCGTGCCAGTAGTGGCGTTGAAGTAAAGGGCAAAGATGTCCTCATTGCCTGTCCGATGATCTTGCACCGAGAACAGATACGAGACTGCGCCGGGATTTGATGCCGAGGCAGATTTGAACCAAGTGTGGATCGTCCGCGTCGTGCGGTAGGAAACTGCCGCCCCAACATCCTTCAGGTAAGAAGCAGTCCCTGCACTGGTTGAAGAATACCCCGTGCCAAACACCATTGCGACATTCCCAGCCATCGCATCAGTTGTGCCAACCTTGGTCAGGTCGTTGCCGCCCGGACCGCCGTCTGTCAGATCCTCAAGATGGAAAACGCCAATATCAGCGCCCTTGCTATAGGGATACTGACCAGTGGCGTCGATGAGAACCTTGCCGCCGTTCTCGTTGTCGTTGGCCTTGGCGTGAAGGAGGTAGAGGCCAACATCGTCGGAACCCACCATGAATAGAGGTGATTGATTGCCAGCAGCCGAGCTGGTCCATGCAGCATCAACAACTTGAGGTATAGCACCGGTATCCCATGCAAGATCCTCTGATCCGCTTTTCGCAGAATGGAATGCCCCGAGATCGCGATTGCCGTAATCAGCACCGCCCCCCATAATCGCGGACCACTGCAGCTGATTACGGCTGCCTGTTCGATAGTTCGACAACCAGTTCCCTCGCGGCCCCAAGATCATTCTACGGCCAAGGGTATCAGAAGGTCCACCGAAGTTGTCGAAGATCCCGTTAAAGTGGGGATCATAATGAGAGAAAACGACAGACCCGTTGGTCGAGACGGCCCACCACTGCGCCGTCCTCCCGCTCCCGTCTGGCATCGGCATACCGAACGGATCGCGGGTGGCGGCTACGTCGTAGGTGATCCCGCCCGCGAGAGCCAGTGAGGCGTTCGAGCTTATAATCAGGTTCGTGCCGCTGTTACGGCCAGAGATGCCTTCTGGGAAGAGCCACTGGCCACCGGTCGAATACAGAAACGCAACGTCCTGAGTGAAGTCGATCTCAATAAGCGCTGATCCGACCTCCATCGAAACCCGCAAAATGCCGTCGAGGAAGCTGATGTCGGTCGGTTCGCCGGGGTCGCGCAGAATGCATCCAGCCCCGCCCTCAAACAACATCCACACCGACATATCGTTCATATCACGAATGCGGAGACTGTCAATACCTACCGTATCTACTTCGATCCAGTAACGCTCGGGAAAATGGCCCGAAGCGTTTTGCCACGCTGTGCCCTCACTCAGTGCCCTGAACCTATCCTTGTCCCACATCGTTTCAGGGTCATTGAGATTCCCAACAAGCAGGAGTTCGCCGTGGGCGTTGGTCGTCAGGGTGGAGTCTGGTAATTCTATATATGCTTGAGCACCAAATAACACAGAATCAAATGCTGCACCAATTATTGTTTTACCACCATGTACAGCAGCTGTTGACCACTGGCCGAATGCTGGTGTTAACATTAATATTGTTAATAATAATGCATTTTGTAATCTTTTCATTAGTTAGTTAACTCCATATCTTATCTTTGTTACGACGCCGGTACATCATTTATGTCCGCGGTTGGTATGTAAAACTCTGCATTGGCTCGCGAGAACGAAGAAACATCAGCGGTATTGCCCAGTAACCACCATCTATTATCAGAAGATTGCCACCACCCCAACGACCATACTGTACTTGCAGCTACAAGCATTTTTAATGTAGCTCCGATATGCATCTCTAGTCCACCACCTATTATCCCAATTTCTTGAGCAGAGTTGATTGTTAGAGCATTTACTAATGTTCCTGCTGCAGCGGTTGCCATTTTAATGGTTCCGGGCACTTGTCCGGTGGCAATCGTGCCTTCGGTTCCAAGTGTTATTCTTGCTGCAATTGTTGCAAAATCAGTACCATCAGCACCAAACGAGCTTATGTTACCTAAGTCATCACCAGTTGTTACAGCCGTATTAGATCCAAGGCTTGCATGTCTCGATTTTAAAAACTGTAAATCTGCACCATCTGTAGTGGCACTAAATTGTGAAAATGTTGCAGATGAATCCGCGGACGCTGTTCCTATTACTTGAAATTCATTTGCGTTGATCGTAGTTATTTGGGCCGAGTGTCCAACCCATAACCCATAAGTATCATTTAAATTATAGTTGGCGTTGGGATCAACAATGGGATCACCAAAGCTAGTATTGGTAGAAGTGATATCATCGCAATAGATATGTTTCCACCTAATTGCTGTTGTTCCTAAGTCATTTGTTCCGTCTACTGTTGGATGAATACCGTCAGAAACAACTGTCGCTATTGTAACTCCACCACGACGTAATCCAAAATTGCTACTAGTGGTCGTACCTATACTACCAGATGCTGTTTCTGCCTTCCACTCCATTGTTGTGTTATCAACAGAGTTATTCAATTTCAAAGAAGCACTAGCCGCATCTAGAGCAACAAACTCAGCTAATACAGTATTAGATGGCGAAAGAGTTCCGAAACCAATGTGTCCCGCGGGTTTTATAGAGAAATGTGTTCTTCTACCAGTTTGTTCACCACTTACAGTTGCAATTGACAATGTATCAACAGACGTACCAGATAGTTTTAAATTCCAATCAACACCAGAATCATTGTTAAAATATAAATCAACAGTACCATTGGCTTTTGTTGTTTCATAATGAGCTGCAACATCATTGGCAGACTTAATTGTAAAAAATCCTGACAATGATATGGGCATAATTTCACCGATAGTGATACCCGTAGTAGCTGATAGGCCGGCAACAGTATATTTTAGGGTTGTGTCTAACTTCGGTGGTGTTATTGAACCGTTTTGTAATTGTATATCACTTACTAAAGCCAAGGCTTATTCTCCTTAATACACATGTATTCTTCATAAATATTATTTACAACGGATAAATAACAGTTTCCCCATCTAATATCTCCGCTATTGTTCTATCATTTGCTTCAAATTCATCAGCACCAACCACGTTTTCTTCAAAAACAATTTTAGATGGTGTTCGATCAAACTCAATACTATCTTTGTTGATCAAGTATGCCTGCACATCCAAAGTAAAAGACGACCGTATAATTCTTTCTTCGGCTGAAAAATCTTCAGCATTGCTTTCGTCCGACGAAGAAGTAAATCGGGCATAGAAAAAATAACCGTTATAAGTCAAATCATTCAACTGATAGTCATCCCATATCATATTATGGAATTGATTGGCGTTTTTTACATACGATGACCAAAAAGTTATCGTATAAGGTACCTTAATGAAGTCAGGCCAAGGTAAACGTTGAACTTCATAGACAGGTTCTTCTTTTTTCACTCTATTACCAAAATGTTGTGCTTGAACATATGGGTTGTGAAAAGGTACTCTTTGTTCATTATTGAAGTTGCTTTCCGCTATTTTCTTCACAATTGTAATAGAAAGTTCGCCACCGGCGTTTACTGGGCGAAATCTTTCGTCATCTGGTTCGATATCACCTCTACGAATAGAAATGATAGGTAGTTTAAGCATTCCATTATGGTCACGCATTGCATTAAGACTTTCGTCAGACTTGTTACCTTGCATCTGAGCAAAACGTTCCCAAGCACCAAACAATACAGGCACCTTACGACCCTTAATCATCGTAGCATGTTTTTTATCAAACCAATCATAGACAGCCTTATCAACAGACAAAATGGTAACTTCGTCTATCTCAACCACTCTCTTTAATGGTGTCTTTCTTTCAGCCATTTTTTTATCCTTAGTATGGATTCGCGGAGTCGTTGTCGATATCCGTGTTTTCTGTATCTCTGTTACCTGCAAATACTTCTTCACGAACAGAAAGGCATCTCACCATCACACCGAGTTTCGTTTCTTCATACGAGTAAACGTTTGTAGGAACAGTAGAAGAAAGAATTTCAAAGAATTGATTATCATACTCTACATAATCACCAATCATAGGAACGATATCAACCTCAGTCAACCTATCCTTGTGCATATAACATTCGATACGTCTTTTAACTTCTGTAGTAAACTGACCGGTCTGTGTCTCTGGTTCGTCTAACATAATCCAACAATACACTTGGACAGGTATTCTAGAAATCTTGCGGTCGCTCTCACCATAAATATCATTGGGATCAGAATGATCCCTTTCTATTTTCCAATATTTTATGCTTGTCTTAGCAATAATCTCTAGTAGCTCGGTGTTATAAGAGTTAAACATCTCCATATCCCTAGGAGTGAAAAATAATCCGTAGTCTGTGTCGCCTGTGGTTGAAGCAAATAATTCTCTGTTAGCCATTTTTTATCCCTTATAACAATCCATATTCTGTTAATTTTACTCTTTCCCACATTTCTATAGGTGTATCAATCATTTCAGATAGTTCGTTCATCTTATTAATACTATCTTGATTTACCCAACCCTTCACTTCTATTATTTTTACCAACTTATTATTTTCATATATAAAAAACCGGTATATATGTCCTACCCTTTAAACGAAACCTTTGTTCTTCATACCTCCAAACAATATTGTTATAGATAGAGATATAAAAGACAAAAGTCCAAGGATAAAAATAGGTCAACCCATAAGCATAATTGGACTATGAGCTGGAATCAATTGAAGTTGACGTTGTATTGCTTCAGCCATATCTGCTTCACGTTGTAGCATTTCAGGGTTAGATAGTTTCTCTAACTCTTCTTTAATTTCTTCTTTTAACTGCTGTTGTTTTTCTGTAGCCTCCCCTACAAGGGCATCCCCATCTAATTGAATTTCTCCATTAGGAATTGGTACCGATGAAAACTTTCTACGGATTCTTCCTAGGATTTCCATCGCAATTGCCAAGGTATACTGTCTTATCCAAGCCTTGCCAGAAGCGTTCACCTCGTCGTAGGCAATGTCTGTGAATGGGATGTTGTGTATACTGTTGATGCCTGTTACAGAGGGGTCACCGTTCGCCAGAGCGAAGTCTGGATTGTTTGGGTCCATGGCAGTTGTATATTCGATCCAAACCTTGAGATTTTGTGCGGGTTTGGGAAGGAAACGGATTCGATCACCTGCTTGGTGATAAGAATGGTTGCTACGTCTGACCCTATCGTTTGTTTCTAATAAACTGCCTCTAAGTATATCAGCGAAAATAGGTTGCATGTAAAACACGGATTCGTTGTTGAACGATTCGTATTTGAATTCTTGAGACATTAGATTGACACTGCTGTAAGGATCGTAGAACCTGTACATCGTTGACGGCTCTTGGTGGAGTACGTTCCTTATCTCAACCGTTCCTGCACCGACAGAAGTGATATAGGCACTCAGGGGAGTGTTTGATTCAAAGTCGGTGAAGTCATTTAGAACACTGTAGTCAGTGTCGGTCGTATTAATCGTCGTAAAAGCTTTACGTTGATTTTGCATACCGCCTAGACCAGCCTCTGAAGCATATGGATTCGCCATACGCATAAGGAAGTCTAGTGTATGATGTGGGAGTTTGTTCGTTAGGTTTTCTGTAGAAAAATCTCTATTCAAACCATAGAAACTACTCAACCAATTTGATGCCTGAGATTTGTTAATCTGGGCACTAAACTCAATATTCGCTTCTTCAAAGGCGGCGAATATTTGATTGTTATCTAATTCAACGGGTAACTTTGGCTCACCAAGACGGTACCTTACCCATTTAACAATCTCTGAACCCTCAGCGCTGAGCGAGTTGAGATTTGCACTTAGTGATACGGTCTGCGCGGTTGTGCCAAAGATACCCGTATAATCAACATCAGCTGCACTACTTGTTAGTGCACTAAAAAAATTATCAAAAGACATTCACATTCTCCAAAAAAAATCCCCTACTATAATAAATATAGTAGAGGATCGTTAATGAAACGTTATGAACGTTCAATTAATCGTATTCTAATACTCCAACCATGTTGCAATGTTCCATTGCAACTTGTGGTTGTCCATGTAACTCAATCTGATGACATTCTTCTTGAATGGTAAATCGTGAGTGGCATAATTTAATTCTCATCCTAAGTCTCTTTGTGTTTAGGGACATTATAAATGTGCGCAAAAAACCCCATCTAACACGCGCTAGATAGGGTTTTTGTTTATATTGTTATGATTTAATGACCGTGGTTGAAACCTACCCGAATAGTCCCACCTTCCACAGTAGAAAGACCATCATCAACAGAACCACAACATCCACTCTTTTGTTTTTTATCATACTCTCTTACCTCAGCAGGAACCCAAGAGCGTGCAATTCGTAGATTATCTTGATATTTAAACTCAGTATCGTTTAAGTAATATCGTAGTAACCAAAATTCAACTTGATCAGCGTGGTGTTCATCCCAGCCTTTGTTGACCAATGATATTGAGACTTCCTTTGCCTGAGTTTCTTCTGTTGTAAGTGTCATTCCTCTGCTCCAATTTCTGCAAGATGATTTGCGAGAGATTCGCCACGTTGTTTTACTATCTCTTGAATATTTTTGAAGGATAGGTGTTGTCGATATTCATTTTCGTCCATGAATACTTGATAACCTACGAAAACATCGCCGCTCCATACCTGTTCAACACCCGTATTCTCTGGACAGGTGTCGTCGTATACATCATTCGTTGTCGTCATTTTCTTCTACCTCTGTAAACTGTACATCTGTTGCCATTGTCTGCGAATGTAACTTAACTTGGTGCTTCTCGGGGTTGACCCACTCAATAATGTCTCCGTTCTTTGTGTTGAAAAACATATATGTGCCGGGAATGTGATGAGTATATCCCTTACTAATACTCATCATTTTGTATTCCTCCCACAATGCTAGAAGATCATCTGTTTGGGACATAGATCGCTTCATTTATAGGACAGTTAGGGTGATGACCTGAACCACAATGGTCGAGTTGTTTTTCACAAATGGGACACCTGCAACTGAGTGATGCAACATAATCAGCTTGAGCCAATTCATCTTCTGTGTGATTATCAAATTCAATTTCTATCATTGTCGTCCCCTTTTATAAGATGTGATAAAGCATATAACATATGTAGTATTGCTGTCGTATCTTTATACAACTTCAATGTTGTGATTACTTGAAGTGGATTTTTCTTCCACGACTCTCTTTGTCTCTCCAAAATAGAAATGAGTTGGTCGGTTAATATCTGAGCACTATCCCGTCGAGATGCTGGCGAATCAGTCATCTTTGAGTGACCGCTGCGTTCTGTGGGTTGTCACAACCGCACAGGCCAAACCTATACATAAACCAACAGCACCGGCCGAGTTTGTCGATATTCCACTCATTGCCACAACTACTTGACCAATCAATATGGTTACTAGTCCCATTTACTTACCTTTTCTGTGGCCGCGGGTTTTCCCCTCGTTCGATTATACAATCAGGCAAATCAACTTGTTCGTTCATAAGTTCGACAGCAACGTCAAGAAAAAATCTTGCCCAACGTTCACATTCACCCTTTGATTCTACTGGTCTGTGTGATTGTATTTTTTTCCACTCACCGACTTCTAGTGTTAATGTAATTCGTGGTGAAACCCAATCATCTTTCGATACTATCTTACTCATCTTCGTCGTCCCAATCAAAATCGTGGATATAATCTTCGTGAATACAATAATGATTTCGTTCATCAGACTGTGTTGAGTCTAGCTCAAAAACATTAAAGTAGCCTTGTGAATACTCGCTCTCGTCACCACGTGCCGCAAAGAAGGTGGCACGCTCATGATCTACGATAACATAATCAGGCATTTCAATTTTCATTTTGATATCCTTGTTCCCTAAGAATAATGAACTTGCATTTTAAAAAACTTTTAATCTCTTTTTCTCTTACTGCATCTCTCACAGTTTTTTCATAATACTCTATTACAACTAAAAACAATCAGTCCCAAAGGTTTTGGAAGTAACAAGAAAAGTTTTCAAGTCCAACACGGATCACTTCTTCTCTACGTTCCATTTCTGTTGTATAGGCATTCCACTTTTCTTCGTCGCGGTCGGGGATTCTTGAAGGCCATGTATCCATCATTCTTTCACCAAGACCAGATTCAATATCCTCACCATCATTATCCATATATTTGAAGGCAAGCACCATTGAGTTTAGAAGGTCATCCCACTTCTTTGTATAATACTCTTCTCGCTCGTCAGAAATTTTATCACCGAAGCCGTATCCAGCATCTTCATCTTCAAAAATAGCTGTGGGATATCCCATCTTGTTTTGTTCTGCGAATGCCTTGAGCCGAGGGTAAACAAACCTTGTTATTGTGTCATTAAGACTCCACAGCTCACGGTCGTCAAAACCCCTTCTACGACGTTGGATAAACCATCTGATCCTACGTCCGCGGATGATATCTCCAAGGTAGTCTGTAGACCGATACCAGATACGCCAGAGATAATACGTTGGTGATTCCATCTTCTAATCCTCGTAATAATATTCGTTTTTATCAGATTTACTGATTTCGGCCTGAGCCGCGAACGTTCCTACTAATATAATAAACATTGTTACAATTGTCAAGCCTAAAATTACATAAGACATTCTATTTTTTCTCCATATCAACAAACCCAAGTGTCCAATTCAAAATCATATTTCTTTCAAAAACTCACGAGCCGTTTCTAAACGATTCGTGTTACGACGAATGTAAGAAACCAACTCATC